CTTCGTCTTGTCCCAGTCGTGGCCTTGGGTGGCGTTGTAGAGCGTGCGGCTGGCAGCGAGCCAGTCTTTGTTGGTTGCGAGTAGGGAGGGATCGATGCCGTTGGGGGCGTTGATCGGGGTGAGTTTCTGCGAGGTAGGAGCTGCGCTCTGACTGACCGGCGCGGCAGACGGGGAAGGTTCACCCATCTGCTTGTAAGCCTCATCTGGGCTATCAAGATTGGGGAACGTCAGGGGGTTGCCCTGATACAAGATCGTGACTGGCAATGTTGATACCTTGTGAGTGAAAGGGAAAGCCCCCGGCAAGTGAATGCCGAGGGCGAGTTGTGGTTAGCGAGGACCGCCGGGGCGGCGATCCTTGTGCAGTTCGGCGGCAATCGTTTCGAGCCGCTTGAACGCTTTGTTGTAGATGAAGGAGTTGTTGTCCCACTCGTAGAGCGCACTCTTCCGCTGCTGGTCAGCAACGTCACCAGTGCCATGCTCCGGGTCACCCATGGTCTTTGCCATGATGTAACGGACGAGCAGTTCTTCTCTAGGCAGATCCCGCATCAGCTCGCGAGCTTCAGGGGATTTCTTGCGAAGCTCCTCGAGACCACGATGGATACTCTCGTGAACAATCGTGCTGGGTGCTTCTTCTCTATCGCCGTCTACGTTGACGAAGATACGATCCTGATCCTTGGAGAAGGCTCCGGCCACGTTGGCCTTGCCCAGCTTGGTCTGAAGCGCGGCCTTGGCCGGTTCGAAGCCAAGCGTAGCGATGGGGCTGCGGTTGGCAGCGAGCGCACCTTGAGCGAAGAGCGTCTTCACCTTGTCAAGCTCACCGATGTTGGAGAGCTTGGTCAGGTCGGTGTTCTTCGAAGGTGCGGCAATCGCGTCAGACAAGCTGCCGGTTGTCGCGTCCTTGTAGATCTCAGCGCGTTTGCCTTCGATGTACGGTTCGTGTCCCGTGCCGTAGCCATAGCCGTTCTTGATCGCATCGAGCGCGTCTTCCTGCGAAGGATAGCTAGCGTTCGACGGAGGCGGCTGCGTTACCTGTGGGGTTTCTGGAGAGGTAATCCCGAGCATATCCGTTAGACGGTTCTCCTGAATTACCTCACCTGTTTTCCCGAGGCGTCTGCTGCCTCCTTTGACGGGAGGTAGGTAGACAGATCCATCGCGTTCGCAACGCCCTTGCCCTGATCTTTCAACCAGAGAGCAAAGGAGCGGAGCAGCGCGTCAGGTGGGTGCGACTGCAAGAACTGCCGAGTAGCAGCCAAGTTGGCGTCAGCGGGTTGCGCTGGCGCTGCTGGTGCCGCAGGAGCAGCGGGTGGCTGTAGTTCTGCCGGGGCTTCAGTCGGCTGTGGTGCGCCTTGCGGGACCACGTTGTACTGAGGCTTGAAGTAGAACGGCTCGTTGCCTGCGGTCATCATGCGATACGAACCGTCTGGCGTCATCTGCGGCTTACCGCTGTTGTCGATCATGACGAACGATCCCTGAGGGACGCCGGGATACTTCACGTTTGCAGCGACCAAGCCTGCCTCACCGAGGCGGACCTTCTCAGCAGCCATGACGGTTGCGTCGAACTGCTGGGCGGGGTTCTGCATCGAGAACGCGGCAGGACCGACCTTGGCCATGTCAGCCTTGTTGGCTTCGACAAGCGTGGCGAGGGACTGCGCGTAGATGCGGGTGCTTTCGAGCGCAGCGCGAGCGATGGTGTCCTTCTGCGTACCGGAGAGTGGTACGCCGTTGTTTCCCATCATCTCTGCCTTGTGACGGGCAGCGTAGTTCTGCTGGAAGAAGGTGTCGGTCATGCCGACGTACTTGGAGATCTCCCGCGTTGCCGAGTAGGGGTCGGTAGCGGAGCCTTGGATCAGCTTGTCCCGAGCGTTGGCTTCAGTGATCGCTGCGATAGCGCCGCTGTTCATTGGGAACATTGACTCGATCTCAGCTTTGAAGATCTTGGACTGTGTCTGTGCCTCGCCGACCGCCTGAGGCGCGGCCTGACGATGACCCTCATAAGTGGTCAGCAGATCGTTGATGTGGGCCGGTGTGAACTGGCGCGGAGACTGCTGATAGATCGCAGCCTTGAGCTGGGCCGGTGTTACCTTGCTCCCATCTTCGAAGCCGTACTTCTTAGCGAACGCATTGTAGTCGCCGCTGATCTCGGACTTAGCCTGGATCAGGTTTCCGCCGCTGGTGTCCGCGTCGATACCGCCAATGTTGAGGAGGATGGCTCGAGCGGCCTTCTTGGCCTCGTGGCCTTGAACGGTCGCGGGAAACTTACTCTCGTCGAGCTGGTACGGACCAGCACCCTTGTTCTTTTCGTCGTGTTCCTCTGCGGCCTTGATCTGGCCGTTGAGGGCTTCTGAAGCTTCGAACGTATCCTGCTGGGTCTTGCGACTGCGCAGCGCGGTCTGGATCTCGTTGACGGACTGGTGCGACCTGTTGATGCCAAGCTCTTCCTCCGCGCTCATCGCGCCGAAGGTGTTCTTGCCAGAGGCGAGCAGTGCCTGCGCCCCAGCCGCGTCACCACGGTAGGCCATGTTGAGTGCGGACTGGTTGAACGACTTCATGACCATCTCCCGGCCCTTCGACGGCGGGATGCCGTACTGGGTCTGGAGCATCCTGATCTGGTTCTCCATCGGGTCCATGGGTTTGCCTTGGAAGCCCGTGGCTCGCATGTAGTTGCCGTTGCTGGCATTGGCGCGGCCTGAGGCCACAGCAGCATCGAGCGAGGCCTGATCGAGACCGCCCTTCGACCATGTGTTGACATCCTTGGCCTGATTGGGGCGACCAGTGCCGAAGTCGAAGTGCATGTGGCCGTTGTAGACACCGATGCCACGCGCACCGATAGACGCAAGGAACTGAGCGGCCTTCTTCTGGTCCTCAGGGTTCTTGATGTCGATATCGAAGCTGTCGCCGGTCTGGTGGTTCTTAGTCGTGGTGCCGGTCACATCGGCATTGTAGGCGTCGTCGCGGTGAGCGGAGGTGACGCCGATCTTGCGGCCCATGAACGTGGAGAGCTGGTCGAGCGCCATGACGGTGCGGGAGTCAACCTGACCCTTGCCACCATACTGTCCGCTGTTCTTGAAGTCGGTCCACTTGTAGCCGTTCTGCGTGAGGCTGTCGGACCAAGTGTCCTGCGTGATGAGCCTGCGCTCAGCGGATCGGACATCGTGATACTGAGTGTGGACTTCGCTGTTGGCGTTGGCACGCTGGTTCACGTTGGCGAGCATCTGCTTCACGGTCATGTTGCCATCGCCGTAGATCGACGGGTTGGCCTTGATGACGTTGGGAGCTATGGCGTCTCGAACGAGAGCGTCCTGATTGCGGAGGATACCTTCGGCCTTGGCTGGCTGTTGCCAGTACATGTAGACTTCAGCGGTAGACGGGTCTCGACCGAGGACGGCCTTTGCCTGCTTTGAGTTGTAGTCATACTCGACAGCCCACAGCGCGGCGTTCTGGGCCGGATCGGTTCGGTCGGTGAGCTTCGCGGCGAGGTCGCCACGGCCTTCACGCTTGAGGCGTTCGATGATGGTGGCGTAGCGAGCGTCGTTGATCTGCGTGAGACCAACGCTGCCGTTGCTTGAGACCGCGTGGTTGTCCCACTGCTGGTTCTCGAGGCCAACGAACTGGTAGAGCTTGGCAGGGTCGCCGCCGAGGGCTTTAACAGCGTTGACGGCTGCGAGCTGAGTGGCAGTCTTAGGCTGTGCCTCGTTGAGGGCACGCTGACCGGACTCGTCATTGATCTTCCTTATCTCGTTGACCGAGGACTGGAACGCTTCCGCGCTCTGCTTGTCGGCGAAGGAGCGGAACGTCGATGCGATGCCGCCGCGATACAGCGAACCCATAGCACCGCCGCCACGGGCGTTGGACTTCTCCTGCTCGAGCTGCGTGAGCCGCGTGCGGAGGGCTTCGTTATAGGCCTTGGGGTCGAGCTTCAGCGCCTCATTGGCGTTGATCTGTGCGATCACCGGATCTTCGGTGATGAAGCGAGCTGCGTCACGCGCACCGAGCTGGTGGTTGATCTGCATCTGCGCGCCGGGGCTGACAGACGGGTTGAAGGACATGCCGTCTGGCGAGCCGCCGCCTGGGTAGAGCTTGGAGACGACACCGCCCGGTGTGTTACCGTTGTTGACGAGGTCGTTCGCGCCGTTGTTCAGGTCGATGTTGAGCTTGGCCTGCTGGTCTACCAGCGCCTGCTGCTTCTCGCCCTGTTCTTTGAAGGTCGAGGACAGGCTAGACAGCGCACGCACGATCTGATCGGCGCTCGACATCTGTTCGCTGTAGCGCGCCTGAGCGCCAGCAGCCGGGTTAGTGTAGGTCTCCCGCACGGGCAGGGTGGACCGGCCTAACGATACGTCAGGTTGGCCCCCGCCGTAGGGGTCGTTCATTTCAATGGCCATGGATTATCCGAAGCTGGTGCCGATACCCGGCGAGGTGGAGCCGAAGAAGCCCGACATTCCGCCGCCGCCTCCCATGCCGCCGACCGCTGAGTTAGCGATGCCGAGGATCATGCCGAGCGGTGAGGGCTGGGCTTTGAAGGGGACTGCGTTGATGCGGCCTTGAATTTCGGACGTGATTGATGCTGCGTTGTTGTTGCGACTGTCGAAGCCCTCATCGCGCTTCGTCTGCACGTTCGCCTCGTTCTGAGCGGCGATCTGCCGGGACGAGGACATGAGGTTGTCGAGGGTGTTGGAGCCGGGATCGATGCCCATGCCGCCCGACGAAGCGAGGCCCTTGGCCATCTCTTCGCGCCCGTTCAGCGCGGCCTTGTAGCCCTGCTGGTTGAGCGACTTCGCGTCGTAGATGTACTTGCTGTCGTTGTCGCGGTACTTGTTCGTACCGGCGATCATGGCGTCACGATGGGCGATAGCAGCTTGCTTGTTGTAGTCGTCGGTCGCCTTCTTTTGGGCGGCGTACTGGCCGATGGCACCGACGATGCCGAGCGCCATTCCCGCCATCATCATGCACATATGATGTAGTTATCCTTTGATCTTCACGAACTCATAGAAGTGCTGTCCGTGGGGTGGTAGGGGGACTTTGCGAATGAATGTGAACCCAAGCCAGCGAAGCCACGAATGGTGGACATCGTTGCCGACGTAGGTGTAGTTGTAGAAGACCTCCTTGCCACTCTCTTCGTAGAGCAGGGGCAGTGTTCGCCGGGACTGGCGACAGAAGGTCAAGCGGTGACGTTTGATGTCATCGGTTCCGAGTAGCCAGATGGCTCCCCAAGAAGGGCTGAAACCGTGGCAGACGCCGAGGATCGCACCAGCCTTGCCGGTGTCGGGCGCTACCAGAACTTTGGCGACGATTGAGTTCTCGATGCTCATGGCGAGGGCACCGAAGGGTGAAAGGCCACCGGCCTCGCACTCTTCGATATCCTCTTTACGCATGTTGGTAGCAACGTGTTCAATGTCGTCCATAGAGAGTGGACGGATTAGGTTCACGCAATTCTCGTTGCTGATTTCGGGGAGTAGATGGCTTGCCACTCCGCTGCGCCGAATGCGCAAGGGAAGGGCGTGTCGTTGGACAGTGAGATGCGTGCCTTCAGGTTCTCGCTCATCACCGGGATACGGATCTTGCCCGTAGCGACCGGCTGGCGACCTAGCTCGTTGTCGGAGCCGAGGATCTGACCGGAGAAGTTGGTGATGAAAGGCATGCGGCCCGGTAGTGTCACTGTCACCCTGAAGTAGGACGTGTCGTGATACTCGACGGTCATGTAGCGGATCTGAAGTCGGCCATCCTGAATGATCTGGTAGGAGCCGGTGCCAGAGATGCGCTGACGCATGTAGATCGTGGAGAACTCGTAGTACATCTCGTAGGGGATGCCAGCGGTCACATCGTAACCGCGAACGTCGCCGTCCACCTTGATGTGAGAGCCGTCCACCACAGTGACCTCAGGCCGTAAGCCAGTGATCTCTTCAGAGATGTTCTTCAGGATCACCTCAGGCGCAACCGCAGCCCCATAGGGGAGCGTCAGCGTTGAGGTATCGGTCACGCTATCGTAAGCGATGGAGCCAGCAGGGATCGTGACCCTGCGGTCGAGCATCACCTCTTGGTTCTCATCGGTGTCCCACACGTCTTCGTCGGTTCGCATCCTCTCCAGATGGGTTGAGCCGTTACGCTCGATCAGCATGTAGAGGAAGTTGCCGTTGAAGTCGGCCCACAGGATGCGCTGGGCATCAGCGAACGACCACACTCCCCAAGCGTTCTGAGCCTTCTTGTTGTCGGACCAGAAGAACTTGTAGAGGAACAGATCGGTCGGCCTACTGCGGGAATGCATGACTGCGGCCTTGGAACGGTTGGATGCGGCCATGAAGTCCACGTCACAGGGGATCAGCTCCGGGATAGGAGCCGTAACCTCGTCAGCGTCGTCGGTCGTGGCGTTGTCCTGCGGCGCGAACTCAAAGAGCTTGGCGAAGACATAGTCAGACCTGTCGTCAGCGAAGTAGACGCTGTTGCCGACGTTCTTGGGCTTGATGCGCTTGGAGACGTTGAAGCTGGTCGAGTATTCCACCCGCGTCGTCTTCTGACCCACATAGTTCTGGTAGGTCAGTCGGAACTGATCCTTCTCAGACATGAGCAAGAGGTCGCGGTTGTAAGGCACCGAGTGGTAGAGGATGTCCACGTTGTTATGCAGGACCGCGATGTCGATGGGATCGCTGTCGAGGAGCTGCGCCGTGGTGGTGCGGTAGAAGTTCTCGTAGTTGCCTGCTTCGGACAGGATGACGTTCTCGTCAGCCAGGAAGCCGAGGCGGTTGGTGAACGTGAAGGCGTCGTTGATCGTGTAGCCGACGAAGGACGGGGTCTTGCTGCTGCTAGCGTTGCCGACCTGTCGCGAACCCCATGTGTGGGGCTGGAACGTCCAAGTGCCATCTCCGTTACGGATCAGAACATGTGGCATGGTGGTGGGAACGAGCCGTTCGCCAGCGCCCCACCCGACTGTCTCTTGCCAGATGCCCTGCTTGTAGACGACGTAGTAGTCATCGTTGGCGGTCTCCATGTCGGCTGCGACATTGAAGATGCGCCCGTCGAACATGACAGGCATCAGGTCGGAGAAGCTCTGCACGTCTCTGATGTAACCACGGATCATCTTGTCACCGCCGCCGCCCTGAACTTGGAGGGTCCAGCTAGGGTCGAAGTTGGTGATGGTGATCGCGGAGCCATCCAGCAGCGTGGAGAACCCGGCTGCGGCGAGCTGGCCGCGCAGGATACCCGCGATGGTGCTGGTGTCTGGGCAAGGGTCAGAGCCGCTGGTGCCGGTTGGCGTCAGGTAACTGGCTCGCAGGGCGCCGTTGACGTAGAGCGAGTAGTAGGTGTTGTACGCGGCCTGCTGGATGTAGTAGGTCGCCTGATAGGTCGGATCGACGCGATACTGGCCGGGGATGGCAGGCTCGCCTACCGGGGCGGCTGCGACGGTGACGTGGCGGTTCACGATGAACGTGTAGTCGCCCAGCGTGACGAAGCGGAACGTATCGACCGGCAGCTTACCAAACGTGTTGAGGTAGGCCGCGCCAGCGGGGAGGTAGACGGTCTGCTTGAGGCCCGTGACGAGGTCGATGACCTTCACGTCGCCGTTGGTGACAGCGATGACGTAGCGGTAGGTCTCGTCGCGGTCCACGATGTGACCGGCGCAACCGGCTGGCATGGTGATGCCGAGGTCGGCCATGTGTCGGGTAGGTGGGCGCTTCTGCAAACCGCTGACCACAGAGGGCCAGCAGTTGATAGCAGTGTCGCACATGTTCGGGAGCCGCATAGCTGCGGGCTGTTGAGAGACGCCGCCGATCAGGTTGGGGATCGGGGAGGATACGAGAGGCATTAGCGGAACGTCCCTCGAGAGAAGAAGGTGCGTTGCACGATGGACCCGGCAGACCAGTTGTCGCGAAGCACGTTCGCGTTCATGGTCTCAGCTTCCTTCTGCATGAGGACGCCCCACGCATTGTTCTCGTCAGCCGCGTCATACTTGTAGAGGGCTTCAGAGCCGAGCAGGCGCTGCTGGAAGGTGCGAGCGGCGCGGATCGCGATGAACTGTCGAGCTGCGAATGGCAGATCGTCGAAGTCGAGGATGACGATCAGTCGGAGCTTGAGAGGTTTGGTGAAGACGAAATTCGAGGTGCCCTTGTCGAACAGGCGCAAGCCGCGTTGGATAACGTCGGTGCCGCGATCCTCGTCGATGGTGTCAACGCTGATCGTGTTCGGAGGGAGGATGATGAAGCCGCCGATGTCAGGCTTGATCGTGTGGGTTTCTGTATTCCAGTGCCAGCCGACTGACTGCACACTGTTCGTGGTCTCTGCGACGATATCGACGGCCATCTGGGCGTCCATAGCGGCGTCGTCTAGGGAGTTGATAACAGGCTCCCCCATGGCAGACAGGCAGATGTTCACGGCATCCAACTGCGACATTGGAGCGGTAGTGAGAGGCATTAAAAACTCCTGATGAAACGAAAACAGGGAGAGCATTGCTGCCCTCCCTGCTGGTAGTGGTTACGGTTGCGTAACGGTTAGACCGCTGCGCGGATCTCCGCGATGCCTTCTGGGCGCAGAACGCCGTGGCCGACAGCCATCTTCGACACCATCAAGGTGCCCTGACGGCGGATGTCGTATTCCATCTCGGAAGCGAGATCGAGCAGCTTCACCGTGCCCAGCGCGGTCGGCTGGTAGAACAGGCCAACAGTGTCGTGCGCGTCGATAGCGTACTTGCTGTTGTAGTCTGGGTACGCGGTCGAGGCCGTGTGATCGACGCGGAGGTTGTTGGTCTTCGTGATGGCGAAGCCAGCCACGGTCTTGACCTTGCCGTCCGAGTACGAACCGTTGTTGCCGGGGTTGTACCACATGTTCAGCAGCTTATCGCTGTTGACCAGTGAGTAGTAGGTGTCCGGGTCCACGAAGAGGTAGCGGTTCTCTTCGGGCAGGTTCAGCTTGTCGAAGCGCGCAGCCTGAGCGAACGCAGCGTCGATGATGGCCTGCACGGTCGGCGTGAGGCCGATCTTGACGGACGTGGCATCGCCCTGGCCGACAGCGCCCTTACCGAGGCCACCGGCGACGGTGTCACGCGCGGCCTTGACGGCGAGCGAGAACAGGTTGCGGTCGTAGGTCTGCGCGAGCGCATCGCCCATCTGCTTGGAGTATTCCGAGCGGACTTCGAATTGGCTCATGGCCTCGTCGATACGGGCAATAAAGCTGTCCGAAATGAGCAGGTCGTCGATGGTGATGACCTTCTCATCCTGCAAGATGGTCTTGCCGGTGATCTCGGTGCCGGGGACGTGGTACGTCGCCGAGGTCTTACCGATTGCCGGGAACTGAGCCGACTTACCCGAAGTCAGGTTGCGGACGCGGGTCTTGTCCTTCATCAGAACCTTCGTGTTGAAGGTCGTGAGAACCTCACCCGAGAAAACCTTCAGGAAGAGGGCGCGTGCGTCGCCAGCACCGAGTGCCTGACCGACGCGGGAGGGAGTGGCGTTAGCCATAGTAATTGTAGTCCTTAGAAATATAGGGATGGTTGCGCTGAAACGCGCGGGTGAGTGCGATGCTCACAGTCCATTCGAGTTCTCCACACAGACACTGCGCACAGTGCGTGGTGGGCTTGGACGTTCTGAAATTGTCGCGGGAGGTGTTCGCTAGGATCTCTTGGGCTGCTTTATTCTGTTGGCATGCCGGGAGATGATCGCGAGGTTGGATAGGCGGTTGGCGTTAGGCGCAGAGGGCTTAAGGTCTTTGTGATCAACCTCTTTGCCGCGTACAGCCGCTTCTCCGTATTTCTTGATAGCCAAACGGCGCGCTCGCTTTCGCATGATGTTGGCGAGGCGTCGTTTGGGAGTACGCGAGGCTTTGTATTCAGCCTCGTAGTCACGAGCCATTAGCGATCCTTAGAAGATGCTGGATCGGCTCAACTTGTCTTCGACCGACTTGCGGAATGCAGGGTCGCTGCCGTAACGCGGGTCGCTCATGTCCTTCTCCATCTGCGCGATGGAGTCATACTTGGCTGCGCCAGTGCGAGCAGAGGTGTGGCCCTGCACGGCGGTCGAAGGCTCAAAGCCAACCGAGCCATCGTACTGTGCCTTCAGGCCCTTCACGGCCAGCATGATTGCTGACATGTCGGTGCCGTTGACGGTCTTGTTGAATGCAGCGATCTGCTTGCTGTCCAGGTTATCACCTGCCCACTCGAGCATTTCACCGTAGCTGTCCTCGCCGCCGACTTCGGCATATACCGAGGCGCTGCGCTGATCGAGGATGGCCTGCTGACCGGCAGTGAACTGGTCAACGAGGGTCTTGGGGTAGCCAGCCTTTTCAAGCTTGGCGTACTGGTCGTCCGAGAGCGAACCGTTCTCCCAATAGGAGGCCGACAGTTCGTTGAGATCGAGGCCTGCCTTGGTGGCAGCTTCGTCGGCGACCTTGCGAGCTTCGGTCTGGTCGCCTGCTGGCTTCTCGACTAACTCTTCGTCGTCTTTTGGTTCGGTCTCAGTGTCGCTCTTACCGCCGAGCTTCTTTTCAAGCTCCGTGTATGCCTTGGCAAAGTCTTCTTCAGACTTGAACTTCTCAGGCAACCACGCAGGACGGTCCTTGCTGGTGTCGCCGGTCGCGGCAGTAGTACCTGCATCGAGCTTCGCGGCTTCTTCTTCCAGTGTCGGGTGAGCAACATCCTTGTTGGTGTCAATCGACACCGATAGCGTATCAGACAATTTGTATCCTTAGGGGAGGGTTATTGAGGAGCAGGCTCTTCCGCCGTCGCCATGGACTGGTCGGATGCGCTCTTGACGAGGGCAGGCGCTGCTTTCCCGGCGATGTCGCCGAGCATCTGCTGTTGCTTCATCTGCTCCATCTGCTTTTGTTCAGCAGCGAGTTCGTCTGCGGACTTGATGATGTCGGCAGGGTCGATACCGAGCGAGGTAGCGACATGGGAGATAAAGCCAGCGGGCTTGAGGTATTGGGCCATCACTTCGGGGCCGAGCGGTTGAAGCACCTGTAGGAGGGTGGTGTACTTCTGGAGATCGTGACCGCGACCGAGAGCTTCTAGTCCGGTGATAATGACCGGCTTGACGACGCCCTTGGGGAGAGTTGGCAGCTTCTTAGCCTTGGTCATCCGGTCCATGACGCGAACGACGAAGGGGTGCTGAAACTCTTGTGCGAGGATTGAGTAGACGCCGCCTAGTGCATCCTCCAGCTCCGAAGCCATGAAGCGCACTTCTTCGGCTGTCACGCGCTCAGCTTGACGCTGGACGCTGGAGTTCATGAGGAACGCCTGAGAGAGGCGGTTCTGGATTTCCTTCGCAGCATTCGATGCGATGGTGAGGTCGGCCTGCTTCTGCGACTGGACGGCGGTAACGTCGCCTTCCTTACCGATGATAACGTCACCGTTCTCCGCTGAGCGGAAGTTGTCGAGTTTGGTCAGGCCGTTCGGGTTGAGCAAATACACGACGCGAGCTGCGACCGCGCTTCCCTCGACGATGGCCTTGGACAGGCCTTCAAGGGAGATGAGGTCGCCGAGATATTCCTCGACGTAGCTGCGTCCGTAGTCCTCGCCTTCGACGGCGGTCCAGCGCAAGGCCATGAAAGGCGGCTTGTCGATGGGCCACTGGCCGAATGAGCCGGGGACTTTAATACCATTGAGTTCCTGATAGCCACGCCACATAGCGGGGCCGTGCGCCGGGTCGGTACGATACCAGCGGGTGTAGAGCTTCACGGTGCGGTCGGGGCTTGCGCCTTCGTCCTTAGCACCTGTTTCTCCCTCTTCACCCTTCTTGGCCTGTTCTTCAGCTTCGAAAGCCGAGGCGAGCAGGGCGCGCTCCTTCACGCTGAGCGCGTTGGGAGACAGCTCGTCGCGTGAAATACAGTCCAGCACGTTGCCCTGCACGTCTCGCTTCACGACGTAATTGTCGAGGCGATAAATACGGACGCCTTCCTTGGGCAGCGACAGCAATACGTTGCCGCCGATGATCAGGTGCTTGAACGCCATGAACGCTGGGGAGCGAGTACCCGAGCTTTCGATCTCGGACATGATGGCGCGTTCGATCTTGGACAGGCCCTCGTCAACGATCTGTCGGCCATTGTTCTGGCTCAGCTCGTTAGCGGTGAAGTCGTCGATCTCTAGACGGAAGAAGGGAGCGTTGGGGGGAAAGAGTGCAAGCAGGAGCTTGCTGGAGAGGTTGTTGACACCTCTAGCGCCGATGCCCTGCCACGGAGTGTAATACTGCGTGGACTTACTGTGACCCGCAGGAGGGATCAGCGTCGGGATGGTCAGCTCTGCACAACGGCGAGCGCGATCCAGAAACGTAAGGCGGTCGGCTTCTAGCATGTCATAACGCTTTTCCAGCGTCATGATCGCTTCAGTCATTAAGTCGGGTAGTCCTTAGGTGGGGATTGAGAGGCCCGAGGAAGATCCCGCATCGCCGCTGGTAATGCCGAGCGAGCTATTGCGATACTTCTTGGTCCCGCTGGCCTGATTGGCGAGCGTATCGGACTGCTTGGGGGCCGAGGTCGAGGGCGCGGACTGTTCGAGGACAGGCGGCGGGGCAGGCGGCGGCGGTGGAGCCGGGGCTGCGGGGGCGGAGTCGCCTCCAAAACACATAGTTAAGTTCCTAGAATGTTGGTTTGCTGTTGATCGTAGAGGTGCTGAAGGTGCCGGATAACTTCGGCAGCACCCCGGTTGAACCAGATTTGCCGGTCGGTGTCGGCTAGCTCTGGTAGGCGATCAGGGAAGAGCTGCTTGAGATAGTCGAGCGTTTCCTTCCTGACCTGTGGCTGTCGGAGGTCATCCATTGACAGGTTTGAACCCTCGTTTGATCCAGGTCAGCAGCTTGGGATTGTCGCGGTACAGGGAGACGAGGCCGCTCTCAAATGCGAGAACGATGCTCTCTTCCTGATCGTCGGTGTCGTCACCGTTCGAGATGACTTCGACGACGTTGCGGTCGTCGTAGATGACGTGAAGCAGCTCGTGGATCACCACGCCTACAGCGTGAGGCCCATCTGCGAGGGTCTCAGGCCATAGGCTGATGAAGTGTGTGGTGAAGTCTGCTTCGCCGTGACAATCACTGGGGCCGTCTTTGATGACGACGCGCCAGTCGTAAGCGCCGACCTTGATCTTGCGGGGGAGTGTCCGCAGGATCGCGGTGACTTGATCGTTCATGCGTCTTTCGGTTGGGCGAGCATCCTGTCGGCCTGTCTGGCCTCTACGAGGATGTCGATTAGGGTTGCGATGGAGATGTCGAAGCCAAACACGGTATCGCCTGCCTGCGTGGCAGTGATGCGGACGTGGCCGGGTCCAGACGGTTCGTGGGTGATCTTACAAGACCCAACAACGGCTAGCGTCTCTGACATTAGTTGAGCGTATCTTTCTCTTCGCCGATGATCTCGTTCAGCAGCACCATGAGGGCACCGGCTTGGGACGGAGACAGGACGATGACATCGCAGGACATGCTGTCGGGATCGAGCTGGCGGATGAGGACGTTAGGTCCGCCATCCTTGAAGTGGACCTCGATGTCGGCGTCGTTGCCACGGTCGTCTAGGATCGTGACAACTTCGTCGGCACCGTGCTTTTCATGGGTGATCATTTGATCACGTCTTTTCGGGGCGCTTGCCGATGGCGTCGGTGATGCGGCCTTGGTTCACGTCGAACAGCGCAGCGATGCGGTGAACGGGGAAGCCATGTACCTTGAGCATCAGAACAATGGCCTTACCGGCGTCGGACTTGAGGTCAGCAGGGACGGCGCTCACAGTGTCACCTCGCCCTTCAGCATGTTGATACGCATCTCAGCGTAGCGGCGAACCTTCTCGAGATCAGCGATCTCGCTTTCAGTAGCGTCCATGCCGTCATACATCTTCGATCCGGCGCGAGCCGCATACTTGACGATGTTGCCACGCCAGAACTCCATCTTGTTTCGCATGATGAAGGTGATGGGTTCGATGGCCCACTTGGTGTAGTGGGATGGGCGGTTGACGATAGCGTTCAGCTTCTCGGTCGCCCCGGCTGGGGTGGCGTACCTAACGGTGCGGGTCAGTTCGTTGTTGGCTTCCATAGTCGGATTTTCCCTGTTTCGATGTTGTAGTGGGTGTGTCGGAGGATGAAGGCCAAGCGAGCCTGTCCGAGCGCGTCTGCTTCGGTGAGACCGGCAGCGACGTATGCGTTGAGGATTGCTTCCCAAGGGTTGTCAGTTGCGGCTGCAAGGATCTTGTCAGCCTTGACCGGACCAATGCCGGGGCAACCTGGGTAGTTATCGACAGCATCGCCCGTCAGGACTTGCTTGTAGAACCAGAGGTCCGCGTCGTACTCGTCCTGCTCAACTTCCTTGCCGTCCACGAGGTGGGTGCCGGGAATTTGCATCAGGTCTTTGTCGATAGACCAGATCACATGCTTGCCTACGTCTCGCGTTGCGAGGATGCCGAGGATGTCGTCGGCTTCTAGGCGGGGCTTCGATCTGATCTTCTTCTTATGCTCGCTAAGCAGCGATGCAATGAAGGGCTTGTAACCGACTGGTTTACGAGCGGAGCGGTTGGCCTTGTACTGGCCGGGAGCGAGTTGCTTGCGGAAGTTGTTGCTCTCAGGATCGGACAGGCACAGGAGGTAGTCCTTCTGGCTGGTCGCTCCCATGAGTTCCTCTACCGCCGCGTTGAACTTGCGGCGAACGTCGGCTAGGTCACAGTAGATCTGCCAAACGTCCGTATCGAACTCGACTTCCTGTTGAGAGCCGCTCACCGCCTGATAGGCGATGATGTCGGCGTCGATGAGTAGCGCCATTAAGCCTTCTTCTGACCTTTCGCCTTGCGCTGCCAGTAACGCTTCTCACGCCACGGCTGCTCTTCGGCCTTGTAGTTGCGGGGGTCGCGAGAGACGTTGGCCTCTGCGGTCGTGCGCGGATCGAAGTTGACCCGAGCGCCGCTAACGGTGCGGCGTTGTGTCTTCGTCATGGTGTTGTCCTTACGGTAGCGTAACGATTAATGACATTCAGCCCAGTTTGCACCGATCTTGTATTCTCCGGTGAGGGGCAGTTTGAGATTGAAGAACTCGCCAGCGCGGCGGATACAATCTACCGCCAGCTTGCCAAACTCGTCAGCAATGTCAGGATCACATTCGAACTGTAGTTCATCGTGAACCCAAGCCAACTGCTGAAGCTTGCCGCGCCATTCTTGAGGGATAGCTGCATCCAGCTCGACCATCCATTGCTTACTAGCCAAGGCACCAGCAGACTGAAGAAGGCTGTTAGGAGCACTGTGGGCACTGCGAACAGCAATCCGACGCCCATCCAGTCCAACCAAGTAACCTCGACCAGCGGCGTGTTTGATCTTGTTGAGAAGCTTAGCGAGGGCAGGGGTTCTTTTGAGGAACCGGGCTTTGAGGAGTCGCCCATGTTGGGCACCCTTTCCGGCGATGCTCCCGATCTTCTCAGGGCCAGCGCCATAGAGGAAGGCGTAGATGAACGTCTTCGCTTGTGAGCGAGTGTCCAGACCAGCGGCCTTCTGGTTGATGGTGTGAACGTCGCCCTCGATAACCTCGCGGCCATAAGCACCGTTGTCGTACTTGGCCATGAAGTGCGCGAGCATGCGCAACTCAAGACCTGACATGTCGATGCCGACTTGAACGCGGCCTTTCGAGGGGCCAAACAGTTGTCGGCATTCCTTGCCGTATGGCGTACCAACGGACGGTACTTGTGCGACGTTCGGCGATTTATGGGTTGCTCTTCCCGTGACAGCACCATTTGTGATGCACTCACCGTGGATCTTGCCGCCACGCTCTGACTTGAGCCAAGCGCCCTTGCCTTCGGCTAACATGCCGATCCGTTTCTGGATCATGAAGTAGTCGGACAGGAGCTTCGCTTCGTCCCACGGGAGACCAGCCAGGATCGTTTCGTCGATCTTGGCAGAGCCATCGGGGGTGAAGTCTTTGGGCTTCCAGTCGCGCAGGGCGATCAGGCGGTTCGCGATGTGGTGGCGAGATCCGGGGTTAAACTCCATCCGCTTACGCTTCATGATGGGGACACCCTTCACATAGCCGAGCTTGGCGTTGTTCACCTTGGGAGTGAACAGGCCGATCTCTTCGTCCCATGGCTGGAACGTCTCTTGGAGCTTGTTCTCCAGCTCATAGCGGCGGGAGAACAGGGTAGCTGCGAGGTCGCGAGCGGCTTGCACGGCGAACGTGAAGCCATAGCGTTCCTGCGCGGCGACGATCCACTGAACGAGGTGTTCGAGGATGGACGCACGTTCAGAGAAGGCGCTGTGGTTGATGAGCATGTGATAGAGCCGCGCGGTGACATCGGTGTCACGCTCGCAGTATTCCATCATGGGTTCGTTGAACTCGTCGAAGCCGCCATCGTAGTCGCCCTTCGGAAAGCCGAGCCGCTGGCCCCACGCCTTGAGGGAGTGGGAGCCATGCAGCTTGCCTTCGATGGGGTTCTTGGAAGCGCGGTCACGGTCGCCGAGGTCTGAGTAGATCAGGCGGGAGAGGACGAGAGTGTCCACTACCTTTTCTCGGTCGAGGTGAAACCACGGAAAGAGCTTCGTTGAGACGGGGATATCGTACTTGATGCCGTTGTGGGCGATGATGAGATCAGCGTCCATGACAGCGCGGAGACCGTGTTCGACCTGATGAGGTCTGAAGCTACTGATGTCGCCGCTGTCGATGTCCTTTAGTGCGATGCAATGCATCCTCGTGATGTTCTCGAGGAAGCCATTGCCTTCTAGATCGAAGACAAGCTGCAATGGGTTCTCCTTAGTCGATGATGCCTGCTACCTTTTCGGCAATGCGGAGGGCGCGTTCGGCGTCCTGCTCGTCGGCCACAGCCCCTGCGGACAGGATGGCTGCGTTGGCTCGCTTGTCGGCGGCATCGCTGAACAGGCGTTTGGCGTTGGCGTCGAGGTCGCGGAGGATCTTGTTCAGGGGCGCAATGATTGCGTCGGTGTTCTTGCGAAACATCGGTTTTCCTTTTGGTGAACTGGGGATCAGTTGGATGATGGGTGGTTGCGCTCGCAGGAGCGGGGCGAGTAGGTGAAGCCTGTCAGCAGCTCGTGATTGATCGAGTTGCCTATGAGGTCGTAGGGCTTGTCCGAGATGGAGACCTTCACGAACGTGCGGACACCGGCCTCGACGTTGGGAGCGACACGGTGAATGACCGTCTCGTCCAAGCGGAGCAGATGCTTGGTGGGGTAGGTGGTGATGCGGCTCTCTTCAGCGTTGAAGCCCATCTCATGCAGGGCCACCTTGTGGTCCGGCGTGAAGTTGCGAAGCTCCTTCGGCACCCAGAACTCTGTCGGGTTCTTGTCGGACCAGATGTAGTTCAGGTCGTCCGTCATGTAGCCGTCCGAATGCCAGCCAGGGCGATTGCCGGGGCTATCCTTCGAAACATGCAGGGTCTTGACGGTGAGGTAGACGTAGCTGAAGTACCAACGCTCGTCGCCGAGATCGTCGTAGGCCGCGTCGATGATTGGGCTAAACTGCATCAGGTTCTTCGGTAGCTCTTCAGCAACCCGACCGGGGAGCTTGATAGGCAGATAGAGCCAGAACATCATCTCGGTCGGCTTGAGGTCGATCAGCCCTAGATCTTTAGGAGCAGTTCCGTAACGTCCATCCATGTCTTCTCTTCCTCGAATATGTAGAGGCCTAGCTCCTGCTGGACATGAACGGCACAGAAGCCGATGTAGCGGAGGTGAGCGGTTTCGATGGGGATTGACCCGCCGCACTTGAAAGCGCGGAAGCGTCGTTCTTCGTCTGGCTGGTCGGTGTTGATCAGCGCCCATAGCCAGAACATGCCGCCTTGATCAGCGACACGCAGGATGCGAGCGCCAGCCGGGAGCTTCATCGTGAACTGCTCAAGCACCGGCATTTGGTACTTGAAGATCACGTCGCCCGTGGTGCTGGACATCTTCTTGCCCCGGAGGGCTTCGTCCCACTGATCAGCCTGCATGTCAGAACCCCGCCGCTGCGCGGAAGGATGCGACGATGGAGCCGAGCCATGCGCCGTACTGGACGGGCCAGAAGAACGCATAGATGACGAAGAGCAGGCCACCTGTGAACGGGATCACGGAGCGAGCGCCGGTCACGACGGTCTGAGTGTTTTCGACTTGCTTGGGAGTGATGGTCATAGGAAGTCCAATCGCTGGTGCAAAGCACAGACGCTGTCGGCACGGACTAGATAGTCCTGTGGGCGGTCAGAGCGTCGGAGGAAGGGAGGAAGCGGAATGTCGCAGCGCATGAAGCGGTTCACGTCCAGCGGACCTGAGTACATGCAGTTGAGGCAGTTAGGCACGTCGTCGAGGATGACGAGGTCGGCCTTCGTTCCGGTGATGGTAGAAGCGGCTCCCGCCGCCTCCACCTGTTTCTTCACGGCCTTAGCCATTGAGCTGCGGGTTGCTCTTCGGTTCTGTCCCTCGCAGGTAGTAACGCGAGTAGACCTGTCCCGTGGTCGGGTGATGCTTGCTGACGCCGACCAGCTCGTAGCCGCTGTCCTTGATGTCGGTCAGGCGACGATGGAACGACTGGATCGAGTAGTCGATGTACGCTTCACGCTGGGTGATCGAGCCGTGAACGAGGATGTGGTTCAGGATCTTTTCAGCTTGGGTCTGCTTGGCCATGTGTAGTTCGCTTTCTGATGTGTGATGTTTGCGCTTGTGTAACGGTCTGAAAACAGAGCGTTAGGATACGAGGGTTATGGACAGCAGCTTGGCGCGGCTGAACAGCGGGGCGACGTGGGTGACTTCAACTTCGCAGACCCGGCCGGTTGCTCCGGTCGAGGTGCCTTCGCGTAGTTCGATGAACTGCCCAGCTTCAAACGGGGCAGTTGGGGTGTCGTCGTGGATGAGCGCCGTCTTGTCCCCTTGAAAGATAGGGGAGAAGTCGGCGGCATCGAGGTTGAGCATGTGGGCGAGACCGTCGTTCATTAGAACTCTCCATTTTCTTTCACGGCTTCCACTTCGGTTAGCCGTCCGGTTTCAACGTCGTAGAACAATGATCCGGCTGGGCCGGTTTCTCCCGAGAACCTATTCTTCAAAACGCGAATGAAGGTCTCGTTCGGATTATCGCCTTGCTGGTTACGCTCAAGGCCGATCACGATGTCGCTCAGTTGTGCGATGGCGGCAGAACCGCGTAGCTGGCTGAGTGACGTATGTGCGCCTTCCTCATGGCCGCGCCCTTCAGGACGCTTGAGGTGGCTTACGATGTTCAGGCTGATGCCCGTCTCCTGCACAAGTGTGCGAAGCAGGGTCATACATCTATCGATCAACTTACGCTCGTCGCCGTCTTCGCTCATCGCGCTCACGACAATGCTCAGGTGGTCGAGGAAGATGTACTTGCAGTCGAGGCCGCGAGCCATATGGCGAACGCGGCTGATCAATCTGTCAACCTCCGTCGAGCCGAAGTGGTCGTAGAGATAGACACGGCCTGAGCCGACTGTTGCGTCGAAGGCTTGCTTTAGCTCTGCGTCAGTCACCCCCTCGCGGGAGATATGCAGACGCTTGTTGAGATGCAGCCCCATCATTGCCAGCGCGGTGTGGCGCGTGGCTTCCTCCAGCATGATCATGCCGACCTTGTTGGCGGGATCGTAGTCGAGGATGTGCTTCGCTACCTCACGGATGATCGCGGACTTACCGATGCCGCTTCCTGCGGTCCATGTGACCAGTTCGGATGTGCGGTTACCGTGCGTCTTCGCGTTGAGGCCCGACCATGGGTAGGGTACGCTGTCCGCGCTGTTATCGTTGATGATATCATCCCACAGGTCTTCGCCTGAGATGATGCCGTCGGGGCGGAACGTCTTGGCATTCCACATGGCGCGGATCACGTCCTCGCCCTTGCCCTGCATCAGACACTCGTTGGCGTCCTTGAGAGGGAGAGAGGCGATCTTGGCCTTGCCGGGTGGAAGCAGTTCAGCGCATTCGCTCGCTGCCATCTGACCCGGCTCGTCCATGTCGAACATGAAGACGACGGTGTCGTAGCCAGACAGGAACTCAAGGTTCTCTTTGATCTGCTTGGCTGCGCCTTGTGCGCCGTTGGTGATGGAGACACACGGCCACTTGTTGCCCTGTAACTGACTGACTGAAAGGCAATCGAGTTCGCCTTCGGTGCAGACAATCATCTTGCCTTTGGTGGGCCACAGCCACTGGCCGTATAGCCCGGTCTTCTTTGGCTCACCGATCCACTTGAACCGTTTTTTGCCGTTCTCATCGAGCTTCGCCATGCGGACTTTGCCAGCGATGATGCGTCGATGAGTGTCGTAGAAGTACGCGACCTGATTGCCCTTGTCAGTTAGGCGGTAGCCGAAGTGCTGACAGGTGTCCTCTCTGATCTTGCGATCTGGTATTGCTGAGATTTCGCCTTGGGGCGTGAGTACGCCTTCTTGTTTGGTATTCTCTTCGGTGCCAGGTGCGGCGAACGAAGAGACATTGCTATTGGATTTCGACGAAGTGCCATCTCCTTTTTCCCTGTATGTGCAGCCCATGCCGAAGCAGTGGGCGTGGCCGTCGCTGTATCGTTTGAGATTGTCGCGAGAGCCACAGGCGGGACACGGTTCAGTCCCGACAACGTGACTTTCAGCCATCAGCGTCCGTACATGATGTCGTACATGTCGCTCGCGTTATCGCGGATGATCTGGAGTTGGGTCCGCGTCAGTCCGCCCTGACCTTTGACGGTCGAGAGGACGTAGGAGCGGATGAACTCTTGACGATCCGCTGCCGCCAACATCGCATAGTCTGGAGGTGGTGGCGGCGGTAGTGCTAAGGCACCAAACATTAGCGTCTCCATGGGTGTGAAATTGGCTGGGAAGGATGGGTTCGAACCATCGACACGCGCATTAACAGTGCGCTGCTCTACCGACTGAGCTACAACCCAATGAAACTAGGGACGGTCTCTCCCGTCTTGTCACGCCTACCTGACGTTTGGCTGATGGCTCTGCCGCACCCAGCCTATCGCGTGTTAACTAACGCGAATGCTGTGATGAGCGCCCATCAGATGGCTGATGCGGCGGCGGGACTGCTCCCACCTTTACCCGTCTGCAATCGGCGGGCACCGCTTTGTTAGTTAGCCGTACTTCTGCACGGTGTTCTTGACGGTCTTCGGCGGGATAACCGCAGCGACCGACTTGAACACAACGAACGTGCCGCCGTGCTTGGAGGCCATGCTGTCACCGACCGCGATGGCCTGCGCTTCGGTAGCGTAGGTGCGCGGGTTGGCAGCGGGTTCGTACTTACCGGCGGCGGTCTTGAGGATCAGGATGTACTCGCCGTTCGGCAGATCTTCGAAGTGGACCGGAGAGTACATGCCATCGACTTGAGTGCCGCTCAGTTCGTTCTTTTCCCACTTGATGCTGAGCCAGTTGTAGGTGTGGTCCTTACCGACGACGACGCCGGTCGCGCCGACCTTGGCGGACATGCCGCCTGCGTCAACGAGGCGAACGCCCTGACCGATGGTGAAGTCAGAGATCAGCTTCTTGCGTGGGGCGTTGAACGGGTTGAATGAAGACATGTAGCTTTCCTTTATGAAGGGCGCGTAAGAACGCTGCTGATGTTGGGAGAGGGTGGTAGGGCGATTACTGGCCGCTACCCGCTGCTGCGCCTGCCGCGCCGCCACCATTGGTGCAGCCGAAAGCGTTGATGCCCGTGCAGACCGAGTTGGTCAGCATGTAGGCCGGGGTCGGATCGACCGGGTAAACCTTGGTGGCGATCTCAGCCTTCGTCAGCTTGTCCGCTGCGATGGAAGCGGGGGACGACTTGGCATCATAGACCGTGTCGGCGCGTGAGCCTGCGGTAGTGACGACCAGAGCGATGGTGGCCAGGGCGAGAGCGAAGAGGGAGAATGCGAGGGTCTTGTTCATTGTGTAGCTTTCCTTGATAGGGTGCGTAGAAACGCTGCGGGGTTAACGGAGGTCGATCGATGGGATGATGGTCGATGGCTTGAACGTCACGCGGTAGTGCGAGGCGCTGGCCTTCACTGGGTCCATCTGTTCAGAGAAGTAGGTCACGTTGTCGGACAGGCCGAGGAAGTGCTTCTTGAACGTGTCGGGGCCGACCTTGCAGATGACCGCCAACTTCTTGTCGCTCTGCTCCTGCGAGCAAAGGCCCTCAATGACGAGGATGTAGTCGTTCGTGACGCCGTTGTAGAAAACGATGCGGCGCGGGATTTCGAAGTTGTCCGCAGCCTTGCGGAGGTTCTGCGAAGCGACTTGTGCGTCGTCAGAGCAGCCAAACAGCGCGAGCGTACCGGCGAAAGCCAGTACAGGAAGGATGATCTTCTTCATGCTGTTGGGATCTCAAAGCCGCCGTCGTTGTAGGCGACAACTTCGTGGACGTAATCGAAGCCGAGCTTGTGCAGGAAGTCGGTGAACTCCCGCAGAACAAGATTGAGCTGGTCAGCACGTTCGCCCATGTTGACCATGTGCGTGGTGGTGACGCCT